ATGTTCGTAGAACTGGTTTATGACAAGCGTAATGTTGAAGGACTCGAAGGGGCCAGAGAAATCATTCTGGCCGAACTGACGAAGCGGGTGCACCAGATTTTCCCCGATGCCGAAGTGAGGGTGAAGCCGATGCAGGCGAACGGCTTGAATAGCGATGCCAGCAAAAGCGATCGGGAAAAGTTGAACCGCATGCTCGAGGATATGTTTGAAGAGGCTGATATGTGGATGGTTGATGAATGATTTCTGAATTATCTAACTGGATATCATAACAACTGAGGAAATAACCAGGTTAACTCCATATTTTCTATGAGTTAATATCTGTTTTAATATTGCTGTGCTTCTTAGTTCTGCAGGCCACAATGACGTAAGTCTGTAGCTATACTTTTGACAGCAACCCTGAATCTTGGATTTTAATAAATGCGCAAGCCTAACAGCCTCATTCTAAAGTTAGATGGGACAAGCCCAAGCAAGTTGCCTATGGCGCGACTTGTGAAGTACATGTCTGCTTTGACAGACCTGTATGGGTCAGTTGAAGCTGTGCATTTTGACAAAGTCAGCGAAGGTTCTGCGGATTTGAACACTTGGGTGGACAACACTGCCGCTTATAAAGATGTAATCTCCCGTTCTCTTGCTGCTGCGCAGAATAATGGCAGAGCCTACAGTCGACTTGTTGATCTGCTTTCCGAGGACGGATTCGATGGAAAAATCCTCGACGAACACAATGATGTGATCGTTCGATTTCCAACTGTAAGTAAAGAAATCCCTTTGTATGTACGTAAGAAAACGACCTTACAAGGTCGCCTTTACAGTGTTGGGGGTAAGGACGATTCAATACCTGTTAAGGTTGAAGGTGCAAATGGTGAGACTTACCCCTGTGAAGCAACCCCTATATTAGCTGCAGAACTCGGTGCAATTCTCTTCCAGAATATACGGGTTCATGGAGAAGGTGATTGGGAACGTAAGGATGACATTTGGAAGCTGAAAAAATTGAAAATTTCTTCATATGAAAAGATCAAGAAAGTCAGCTTAAAAGAAGCGGTTAAAACTATACGTTCCGCTTCAGGAAACCAATGGGCTGAAGAGGAAGATCCTCACTCCATCCTGAAGGCATTGAGGAAACTAAATTGCGAGTAATTTTTGATACCAACATTTTGGTTCAAGCACTTACTGGAACCAAGGATGGAGTTTCGCTCACAGACCCTTGCACTGGTGAAATTATCTCTGATCCGCAGAGACGTGCAGAAGCGCTAGTTGAGCATGTTGATAGCTTAGGCGGCGCGGTGCTTATCCCTACCCCTGTTTTAGCAGAATTTCTGGTCGGTATAGATAAAAACCAGCACCAAGTGTATATCAATCTGATTAAATCTCAGTCGTGCTTTGAAATAGTGTCTTTTGATGAAATCGCGGCTATTGAATGCGCACAAATGCCAAGCCTAAAAGAACTAAAACAAATGATGGATTCTGATTCAGCGACTAAAGTAAAGTTTGATAGGCAAATTATCTCAATTGCTAAATCAACAGGTGCCAAAGAGGTATGGACCCACGATAAAGGCGTCTATAAGCGCTGCTTAACATTAGGTATTACAGCCAAATCCTTAGCAGATATAGCCCCATTGCCCGAGCAATTTGGTATGGATTTCCCTAAGGAAAGCGCCTCAGGACTTCACTGAAAATAAACCGGCCATCCCGCCGGTTTTTTAATCCTTCTCAGGCATGTTAAGCATTTGACGCAGTTTTTTATTCACTTCTTTCTGCCGTCGAGTGAACTCCACATCAACTTCAACCTTTTCCTCTTTGTTCCTTTGCTTGATGGGCTCGACTTCCACTGCTAACAAAGCAGCCTGGCAATCTTCTTTCGTAAACAGATATGGTGATTTAGGTCTATTGCTGACTCGGTAGGCTTTGAGCCTGCCTTCCAGAACCCACTGAGTAACGGTAGCCGTAGAGAGGCCAAGTAGTTCAGCAGCTTCCTTTCGTGTCAATGTTAGCTTTTCCATAAATGCCCTCGCAATCCTGTTCGTCTACAGTCATCCTTACACAAAACGCTTTACGGGTGTATACATCATGCCAAAAACACGCACAGATCTTACCGAGGATTCACTCATTGACCTGAAGTACATAACTAACGATTCGGGATTCACAGCCAAATACTTTTACTCTCTGATAAAGAAGGGAGACTTCCCTGCTCCGATAAAGCTCGGCAGAAATTCGAGATGGTTAATGGCTGATTATTCTGAATGGAAGGTCAGACATATTCAGAAAAGAGACATAAAAAGGCAACTCAAGTAAAATGTTAATCGGTATCTTGATATGTATGTAGGGCAACCAGCCGCAATCATGCTCTTGCATACGGTGTGGTTGCGGCAATTCATATCACAAGAAAGGCATCACACCCTACTGCCCTGAAGTTCAGTAATTTGTTTCTGCAATGCCTGAATTGCTCCGGTCAGTTTTGCAAGCATTGCGACTTCGTTCAGACTATACGCCCCGACTGGGTTGAGTGGATCAAAGTCTTCTTTCAAACCATCTCCGGTAACACACTCGGGTGATACTTCAACAAGGTCGTTTGCAATAAACCCGAGCTTCTCATCAGATTCCGGAATAACCCCGCGCTCTTTATATTTGAATAATGCAGGTTTCCAGCGCAATACCTCATCAAGGCATTGGATGTAAAATGTTGGCGATTCATCTGACTGATAAATTATGTCTTTCTTCAGAAATTTATCTGATGTAGTGACAAGTGACACCTGACCGACGTTAGACGAATCAACCCATGCATTGAGTGAGCCGTTCCAGTGAAAATTCCAGACGTTTGATGTTGTCGCCCCACTTTGCCCCTGACGTGAACGATACCCCCCCGCCGCATCCATGACGCTGACTAAATAAATTCCATTCGAGCTCAGCTGCAAGCGATCAACGCCGGCAGTCCTCATAATCATCACATATGATGACTGGTATATTGATGCGGCACCTCCATCAAAATTCATTATCCCGGTAAAACTCGGAAAATGTGAGTCTGCCTTTTTATTCAGATCTGTTTTATCAGCTTTGTCACCCACACTATTGATTAATTTTTTCGCTGATGGCCCTGTCATCTGGCTGTTGTCTGGAAGCGTGATGGTTACATCGCCGGTAGCGGTGAAGAACTGCTGCCAGTTCTGTTTATCGTAGTTCAGGCCTCGAAGCGCTTCTGTGCTCTGAGCCACCAGCGCCGCGGTGACCATATTCAGCGCCACACGAGGAACAGCAGACCAGGCCGCACCAGATTGTGTTGGCCCGGTGAAATAACTTACCAGCGTCAATGCTGTACTGCTTTCCACTGATTTAACCGGGAGCGTATAGGGAACGCCGCCGACAGTGACAACAATAAAATCTCCGGCCGCCACCTCGGTGGTAAACGCGGTCCCGCTGCCAGCGACCGCAGCAGAATTATGCGTCAAGGTTAAAGTTCCTGCTGACATGGATATCTCCTGAATTCAGGTAATAAAAAACCCGCCGGAGCGGGTTATTTTTGGTATTTCATTGAGGGCAATTCGAACTGGTGAAGTTATTTTTATTCACCCATCGCCAGTTAAATGGATAACCGGCTCTGTACTCAGTCTGATTAGCAACTTTTCGCACACCGTAAATCTGCACTGACTGGGGCAGTCCACCAGCCACTAACTCAGCCTGACAAACCGGTTTCTGTTTCTCCAGAACGGGTCCTGAACATGCTGAAAGCACCAGACAGGCAATAACTGGAATAATTATATTTTTCATTTCGACACCAGAGTTAATTATTTAAACAAAAAATAACCAATGGCGTTGAATAATAAAAATAGTTTTAATAGATCAATATTCTTAAATTGATCGTTTAAATCGATCGGTTTAATCATATGCGGCTGTGTTTATCGCCGTTATTACAATCCCGCTATTCGTCGTTCCGACTGAAGAACCACTTGCTGTTGTTGATGAAAGTCCTTTTATTCTTGTTCCCGCACCTTCATTGAAGCACCCCGTTCCCACATCCACAGGCTGGATTATTGGCTGCCCACCAGGTGCTGAACCAGCATGCAGAAGAACAGACCCCAGCCCCATCGGATTTACAGCCCATTTGCCTGCCATGTATGTATCGATGTTAAGCCCACCCATTGCAGCACCTGGTGAGCCTATAGTTGTAAGGTCGCTTAATACCCGGGACTCATTCGTAAGTACCAGTGTCCCTTCGGCATCCCATATAGCCACACCCCAGGCCGGAAGGGTAAGCGGATATATAGCAAAAAAATAGGCCTCAAGAACAAAAGACGAACTTCTGTAATTAGACGCACTAACACTGAATGTATTGCCATTTTTTGAAGCTGATATCTTTGCAGCTGCACTGGTCCTGGCAAATACAATTCCACCCTTCTGCCCGTTGATGACTACTGATGCCGTAGCACTGTTAAAGTCCGAAGCCAAAGTTGAATTTACAGTGACCTTTCGGTAAAGCGTCATGGGTGTGGAATCAGGCGTGATAAAAGGGTTCCCGTTAGGTAATGAAATTAATGCGCCATATTTTGCCATCTATGCAGTCTCCGCAAACACGATTAACTTCACTTTCATTGCCGGATAATCATTAATCCCATCACCACCAGAAGGCTGTATTGTTATGGTGTTTCCTGAGGCAATAATGCTTCTTTTGTCTGTATAACTTATTGTCCCTTTATCCTCCAGAGTACCAACTGCAAACCCAACCTTTAAACCTGGCTCAAGGTTGAACTGGTAGCTTCCTGTTTTCTGGCCTAAAGCAAGATCGATGATTCCCACCACAGAAACAGGTTTAATGCCGTAGTTATTCGGGACGCCATTTGCGTCCCACGTCTGAATTCCCCATGACATCAGAATACCCCTGTTAATTTGCCAATCTGCACGCGGAGAACGCCATTACCATCTTTAACGCTGTAATTGAGATTGGTCATTTTCGTTGCACCCTCCCCGGCAACCGCCCCATTCATTTCAAACGTCCCGTCTGATTTCATAATGGTGCCGGTTTGCCCCTGTACATAATTAGCGGACCGCAGCTCACCAATTTTTGCCAGCGTGATTTGGCCATACTGAATAAAAGCATCGCTGATAAATACCTGACCGTTGATGACAGCAAACGGAGAATATTGTGTATTGCCACTGCCACTCATCAGGACGAACTGATTAGCGTTAAACCCGACGCGGGTGACTACCGGCTTACCCGCTTCAGCCAACACCGCAATCGACATCCCGGCGTTATACATCACACCGTTTATTCGAACCCCGGTTTTAAGGGTGTAAATTGCAGATGCCCCGGTCGCATCAACCACGGCGGTGAGCTTATCTTCCAGCGCGGCAGTCACATCATTGAACTGCGCCTGCACCTGCGTGGACATTTCAGCCATGGCTTTATCGACCTGCGCAATGGTCGTTTTAACCACCAGAATATCCGCGCGCACCTCGCCGTACTGCGCCCACTGGTGTTCCACGGTTGCATGGTTGGCCAGCGCATTCTGCAATGCGGCTTCGAGATTGGTATCAATGTCGCCAGTCAGGCGGTCACCGTCGGCAGATGTCAGGAAGTCATCGGCAATATCGCCCAGGTAGTCGTCAGCATTCGCATTAGATTCACCCCGAACCCAGTCGGTCCAGCCTGATTCATTACCCGTTCTGTCTACCAGCTGCGCGCGGTACCAGAACTCCTGTCCCGCTTTTAATCCCAGTTGGGTGTATTCGGCAGAAGGATAAGGCACATCAGACAACAGCAGAGGATTTGAGAAATCACTGTTCGCGGTGTACTGAACTTCAGTTTTCAGTGTGTCCCCGGTGTTAGCCGGGAATCCCCAGTTCAGGCGAATCCCCCAGTTGATCGGCGTTGTCGCAAAGCCGACAGGTTTCGGCGGATTTCCCACCTTGCCCGTCAGCGTTTTCTCTTCGGAGTAGCCCCAGCCAGAGGATATCTCAGCGGCGTTAATGGCGCGCACACGCACGAGGTAGCGCCCGGCATAAATACCCGATACATCAAATGACGTGGTGGAGCTGCGCGGCACGTTAACCCAGTTACCATCATTGCGGCGCCACTGTGCCTCGTAGGCGATGGCGTTCTGCGCCTGGTCCCAGCTCACCCGCATGGTCTCAACGCTGATATTCTGCTGAACCACTGAAAACGAGCTGATCACAATGTTAGCCGGCGGCGACTGGTTACCAGGCGGGATTACACTCACGGGCCGCTGGTCAATGATGGCTCCGGTATCGATACGGGCATATTTATCCGGGTCATGCCATGCGCCGGTAATAGAGAAAGTGCCATCATCATTATCGGACACGCTCACAACACGATACTGCTGGGCGTAGAGCTCGTCTGACTCAACCACCCATACAGCTTCGGCCTGTGGTGTCTCACTGTATGCCGTGGTGACTGTGACTGATTCCCCGTTAACCGCCTGAATAGTCCTGCTCTGTGACGCACCGGAGGGAAGATTGAGAATCAGACGATCACCCGCTACTGCATCAGCAACTCGGTCAAGTTTAATCACGCGACCATTAACGGCACTGATACGCCCGCCCAAAACTTTTCCGGACAGAAGCTCGTCTGCCACGGCGATGATGTAACCCGGCTGCGGAATGTTTCCGTCCAGGCCAACATCAAACGAAACAACGCGATCCTTGTTGTTGGTGAGAATACCCCAGCGCCCCTTTCGGTTCGCTTCTGATTGACGGGTACAGCCGATGGCTGTCATTTCCAGCTGATTAAATCCGTACCGGGCCACCAGCGCCTGCTCAAATACCGGCTCCATCGCGTCAGCATAGGCGTTACCTGGATCTGACCATGATACCAGCGCTGTGGTGTAGCGGCTTTTCGTGGTACTGCTCGAATAGGTGAATCGACCACCAACAACATTAGCACGCGTGTAGCTGTAATCAACATCGCGCGGCATGTCAGCCAGGGCCACAATCTGATCCCCGCCCCAGTAGGTCATGCCACGGAAGATAGCAGCAAAATCACGCAGGACTGTGTAGGCATCGTTCCGGTCCTGAATGTACACGTTGCAGGTATAACGAGGTTCGGTACCGTTGCCACCTTTGCCGTCTGGTACCATCTGATCACAATACTGGGCAACCTGATAAAGCGTCCATTTATCAATATTCGCAGCGGTCAAACGGTGCCCGAGGCCGAACCGGTCAGAAATAACCAGATCGTAAAAAATCCACGCAGGGTTATCCGTCCATGCCCACTTAAACGCACCGGTCCATGTACCGCTATAAGTGCGGGTTTCAGAGTCGTAGGTATCTGGAACGCGGATAACACGGCCGCGGGGCTCGCAGGAGATCTGCGGGATAGAGCCGTTAAACTGGCTGGAATCGAATTCGATGTAGAGTAACGCTGTGTTTGGATAGCGTAACTTGGCGTCAATCACCTCAGTGAAGCTCTGCAGCGTCATCGTGTCGCCGATCTTCGCGCTGTTGGCATCAGAGGTAATCTTGCGCAGGCGGATTGTCCAGGTGCTTCCAGCCTGCGGTAAATCAATACGGTGGCTACGCTCGTAACCAGACGTCGTTTTTCCGGTCACGCTCGTATTGAGTACCGTCTGCCATGCGCCGCCGTCCGTCTGCAGGTCAATCGCATAATTGACCGAGTAACCGACCAGATCACCGTCGTCCTCCTGTTTGAAAAGCGATGGCCATTTCAGACGCAGGCGAACTGCTGAAAGCTGCGTATTGGTAAACGTTCGCGTCCAGGCTGTGGCGCTTGATACCTCAGTTCCCACGCTGATCTCGTTTTCGGTACCGGGAATACCCTGAATATACTTTTGCGCCTGCGTTCCCGCGCGAAACTCCCACGTCACTCCGCTGAAGTTTTGGGAGCCGTCGGCATTCTCCAGCGCCGTTCCGTCCAGGTAGATATCTTTGCCGGTTAGCTGTCCTGCAAACTCCCCCTCCCCAAGCGCAATGAGGATTTTTGCCTTCGCTACAGATTGCAGATCATCAGGCTGTTCGGTAGGGGTTCGGGAACTGGAGCTGCCGCCCTTGCGGCCCTTTAACACTTTATCTGTAGCCATATTGCGCCCATAAAAAAGCCACCCGAAGGTGGCCAGAAAAAAAGGTTAGTTACCTACTGCTGATCTTCGACATAAATTCCCGCAGAAATAATCGCTCCGCCTATCCGCCGGCGGCCATACAGGAGCGGTACCGGGTAACCTTGCGCCGCGGTGTTTGTCACCCCGCCGAACGCATACGAAGCACGGTTATCTGCACTTTGTTTGCTGGCTATGCCTGATGGCTGTGGTGAAAGAAGCTGAATAACCCCACCGAGGACCAACGAGGCGCCAGTGGCTGCGGCAAACCCCGTAAATCCACCAGCAGCGAAAGCAGCGCCAATACCGCCGGGGCCAGTCAATACAGCTGCAGTAATAAGCACGGCCCCCAAGATCGTCTGCAAAAGACCAGCTTTTTTACTTCCAATTACTACAGGGACAATCCGGATCACTTCACCAGAAACGGGAAAGCCTAGATCATCCAGACCTATATTTTTCTTACCCTTAAAAACAGCATATGTTAATCCCCTCCGCTGGCTGGAGATCATGAACTTCTCAAAACCGTCCAGTGTTGCCGCTAAACTGCGAGTAGCCTCACTGGTCTTACTAATAAGCCGGTAATGCAGTTTCCCAAATGTTTTACCCAGAATGCCTCCGAGTTCAATTTGAGTCATATTTTCTGTCATATGAACCTCGAAAATTAACTAATTAAAGCAACATAAATTAGTCACAGTCTGTTTCCCCTCCATATATACCGACAGTGCTATGACAAGCATTACCGCTGGAATCTATTGTGTGAGCCTCTATGCTGCCATCAGGGTTAACTATGCTATATGAATCAATCCCATGCTTTTTAGCATAAGCTTTATGCGCTTCGTATTGATTTCTTTTAGAATCCTCAAGATTACGATATGCATCAGTAAGATTTTTGTCATAGAGCGCTTTAGCTTCAGAGTTTCCCGCGTTTGCGGCGGCTTTCAGATCACACTGAAAAGGAATGTAGTCGAAAAAATATACGTCGGAAGGGTTGTTTCTTAAAAGCACCAAATTGCTTTCATGAAGTGCTTTCACATAATATGATTTTTTGCCGCATAGAATATCTCCCTTATCTTGCGCAGCATTTAAATTTTTAGTGCTGAATATTTTAACCAGTCCACTTTCATGATCGATTTCATCTGCTGGCCGCGCTCTTTCAGTGCAGCCAAACAAAAATGTGACAAACGTTAAAATTAAAATGTTCCTCATTCCATCATCCCCTTGTTTAAATTAACAAGAGGTTAGCACAGGTCCTTATATCGTAGAACTTTCATCGTCCTTTCCTGCCAGTAGCCTCCATACGGTACGCGCTGGCTCAGGTGACCATAAAGGTGGTGCAGCAGCATATTACCCTCCAGCAGGATTCCCGCGTGGTTCCACTTATCAGCCTGGACCTGCATGATCACCATATCTCCGGGTTTCGGTGGCCCGTCGAATTCACGGAATCCGCACTCATACCAGCAATCCTGATAGAAGTTGTCCGGATAGTCGTTTTCCCACCACGAATAATCCACCCGGTAATCGTGGAGCTCTATACCATGCGTTTGCCGGAAATAGCTCATTATCAGCCCCCAGCAATCGAAGTGGCCAAGCACAAATGGACGCTCCAGCAGCGGCAATTCTCCGCGCGGCTGAATGGTGCGTAAATCTCCCTCCGGCCAGCTTACGATGTGCCAGGGTAAAAGCGTTGCATCGCATTGCGCTTTATCCAGTTCGCTAGGTTGCGTTGTGGCGTCCGGGTGACTGTGAGCGATGGCGATCACAGTTCCCCAGTCCTCAGCAGTTGCATAGTCTTCGGGGCAAAGGACAAAATTGTCCTCCGGCGCCGCGGCAAGATTCCGGCACGGGAAATAACGTTCAACACGGCTTTTCTGCGCCACCACGCCGCAACACTCACGAGGATATTCAGCGGCAGCATGCGCCATAATCGCATCGATGGTTTTCTGACGCATATCAGCTCCTGATCAAAGACGTGCCCGGGAAGCCACCAAACGAGAGTTCGTTATTTTCACCGAACCGAAGTTTGCAGGCCGTTAGCGTGCCGTTGCATTCATCCAGCGACGGATCGCTTACCGGGTTGTTGTTTTTGTCGAAATAGCGGGCGCCGGCATAGTCGCAGCCGTCGCCGGTACGATATTTATTCCGGATGCACCAGGTACACAGGGAATGAAGCTGTCGCGTCGGGATCATTTGCCCCTGCAGGTCCATCGGGCTGGACAGAACAAATTCAACGGTTTCACCGGCAAGCTCGCCCGTTTTCCCGTCGATATACCAGACCTGCAGCTTTTCCTGAGTCGGGTCTGCTGTGGGGTTGCCGCCTGCGAAATTTCTGGCATCGAGATATTTCTCTTTTGTGTCGTGAATAGTGACTTTCGCCTGCAGCAGATCGTCATACGCAAGACACAGGGCAGAAATGGAGCTTTCGATGTTCGCAACCGTCAGTGATGGCGTTGCATTGCTCCCACTGGTTGATTTCTCCAGACCTTCCAGCTGATACGGCCAGGCGGCGTATTCATTTCCCTGCCACCAGATTGGTTTCGCCGGAAGCTTGGACTCATCCCCACCAGCGGCGATGATTTCCGCTTCTGTGTGGGGAATGCTGTAATTGTGAAAGCGGAGAACGTCCGTTAGCCCAAAGGAAGAACCGTCCACCTCAATCAGGCGAACGTCGTTTCCGGATTCAAGTTTCTGATAGTCTGCGTTTAAGCTCATGGTTTAAATGCCTGGATGAATGTTGCTTCAAGGTTGAATTTCCCCGCGCCCAGCCCTGTGGGTTTAAACGTTTCGCAACGATACAAACCCAAAGGTTCGAGCGGCGGCTTCCACTGGAAGGCTTTCGTTCCTTCATGCCTGTCGAGGAAAGACTTAATGGCAGAAATGTAGGTTTCGTTGCCAGTGAAGTTAAGCGTCCACTGCTGAGTTCTGGTGTTCAATCCATCCCCTGAAACCTGCTCATATCCATCACCAAACTGTGCTTTCCTGACGCGGAAATTTGTATCAGCCTCCGCGTTAATTCGTGGGCACCAGGTGAAAGTTTCAATGGCCATAGTTATCGGGTTCCTTTCATTGCGTTCCAGATGTCACCGCCGGGGCGGATATCACGCATTACATTCTGCTTATATCGCTGATCGACAAATTTCCCGACTTCGGCACCAAATTGCTCAAGGCCTGGTGAGGTTTGCGTTGAGGTGTTGCCGTTGCCATCGATAGTGATATAAACCTGTGGCGCCGACGATACGGACTGACCGCCGCCACCTCCGACCGCACGAACACCGAGAGAACCATCCGGCGCGCGGGTCAGCGGCATGATTGCCTCCGGGCCAGCCTCGCCCATGATTCCGGCCCCGCCTTTTGCGAAAGCGAACATGGTCGGGTTTCTGACGATCCCGTTACTGAAAGCACTCAGGGATGGAGAGTCATAAACGTCGCCTTTGGCGTTAAACTGGAAGTTCGATCCGTAACTGGAAACCGCCGTACCGGTGCTGGCTGATGCTCCCGCACCGCCCCCGAAGAAGCTGCCTACACTGCCGATGAGTGAGCCAAAGATGCCAGAACCAGAAGATGCCCCACCCATCGCACTGACCACCGCCATCTGCAGCGCCACTTTTTCGATGATCTGCAGGACAGAAATCCCCCACGATTTCCAGCTAACTTTATTGCCTTCAAGCATTGAGGTGACGTTACCAAACGCGCTGTCGAGGGTGGTTTTCACCCCGTCAGAAACCGTGCCGGATACGTTACTGATTTCATCAAACCAGTTGGCATAGCCGCGTGATACTCCGGACATCCAGTCCGCTTCAGCTGCTGCAATAGCCTTGTATTTCTTATCCAGAGCATCGAGGGCTGCGGCGCGCTGCGCGATGGCCTCGGTCCCGCCGTCCGTTTTAGCAAAAACACGGTCGACCTGTTGCGTCTCGTCGAACCGGCTGCGGTGGCGATCGCTCATGCCTGCGGTTTCTGTTGTCAGCGTCGCCTCATCCCTGAACTTTCGGGCCGCTTCAGTTAAATCCTTCAGAGCATCGGCTTGTTCGCGCTGCTTACGTACGTTTTCATCGGCTTTTTGCGTCCATTTTGCCAGCTCTGCTGATGATGCCTGGATAGCCTTGCGCTGCTCGTCGGTCCATTTAGTGCCTGCCTGATGAGATGCTGCGTATAGCTCAGACGCTTTTTCTCCTTCCGTTGCCCTGACGCGTTGCACATCGATAGCCACGCTCAGATCGGCCATTTTGCGGGCATATTGCTCAGCGGTGCTGGCTGCTGCGCGCTCGGCTTTACTCTGAGCACTTGAGGCGGCAGTAGAAGTTTTTTTTGCCTCGGCTGCTGCTGCATCCTTTTTGGCGGCCTGATCCTTGTTGTAGATGTACTGGGTATAAAGTGCTCCAGTCAGCTTCAGGTCTTCTGCTTCATAAACGTGCTGCTGATGAAGTTTCTCTAATCCACTTAAGCTGGCTAGCTCGTTATCACGACGAGCTCGCTCAAGGGCTGTTTGCTGTTGTGGCGTTGCATTAGAAACAGGTACGACTGGGCTGACAAACTTAGGCTCAACCGTTGGGATCACCGCCATAGTTTGATTCAGGAGTTTGTATGCACCATTTAAAATGGAAATTGCACCAGCCTGCTGTATAGCCTTCTGAGTGGCAAGATCGCTCGCCTCATTCACGAGTTTTTGGGTGGCTGCTATTTTTGCGGATACCTTCTCTCTTTCAAACTCAAGTTGAGACAACCGATCTGTTAAAGAAATATTTTTTTCAGTTATATCAGCCTGATCCATGAAGGTATTCAGGTAAGTTAACCGTGGGGATTTATTATATTTTTCCTGAATTAATGCAAGCCCTGCCTGGCTTTCCTTAACCTTCGCAATTTGTGAATCAAGATCGGCCAGGTCCTGCTTTTGCGCCTGTAAAGAGGTTCGAGCATCAGCTGCGGTCGAACGAAGGCCAAGCACCGACATCTGCTGGAGCTTGGTGTTGATCTCGTCAAGGTTATTGGCAAAACCTACCGCCTCACGGTGCACCTGCTGGGTATGTTGATACAGGCCATACATCGCAGCGCCGGCACCGATAATCACTCCAGGCCAGCCACCGAGAATACCAAGAACGCCACTACCCAGGCGGGACATCACCGAGGCTGTATTGGTGAGGTTATTAACGGCCGAAGTCCTGCCAGCAAGCGCCGTATTCAGTGATGCCTGAGCAGCAGCAAGATTACGCTCAGCTACAATCTGAGCCTCAATACTCGTCGCCGCTGCACGCGCCTGTTGAGCGCGGTAAACAGCCTGGCGACCAGCAGCAACGCTAACCTGAGCTCCACGGACCTGAGCCTGCGCCAGCGCGACCTCGGCGGCCGTATTAGCGAGGACTGCCCGGGTTGACTGAGCAACGCTGCCGACCATGTTGCCAAAATAACGAGCGAGGCCAACACCAACCAGAATACCGGCTGTATTTGCCACATCATCGATGTTAGTCGCCAGGCCATCCAGCACGCCTGAAAGCGCTGATGATGCGCCGACCGCATCGTTCGCCCCGCCAACCCATGCAAGGAAGGCGTTTTGCACTTTCTGTGCAGATCCGCTGATGGATGCAGGAAGGGTGTCGAATTCTTTACGGAGGATCTCAACGTTGGTCAGCAGCGGGACGATCTTGTTGGTCGTCAGCTCGCCGTTGTTGGCCATATTTCGCAGGCCACCAACAGTGGTACCCAGCCCATCAGCCAGCAGTTTCGCCAGGCGGCCACCGTTCTCCATGATGGAGTTAAATTCTTCACCTCGCAAAACGCCTGAGCCAAGTGCCTGGCTAAGCTGGGTGATAACAGAACTCGCCTCTTCGGTACTGGCGCCAGACAGCTTCAGTGAGGTTGCTACAGTTTCCGTAACTTTTGCGACGTCAGCAGAAGCGTAACCGGCATCTCGCAGGGACTGCGCAATTCTGCTGTACAGGTTGCTGTTTGCCTCGAGGGATGTTCCGGTGCGCTGGCTAATCTCCATCAGCACGCGCTGGGATTGCACGTAATCCTCACTGGAAGAGGACGCAAGGCGAAGACGCCCATTCAACTGGTTCCACGTGTCGGCAAACTGAATCAGCTGATGCGTGGCAAATGCACCAGCCCACGCACCGGCAAGTCCGGCAGCAGAGGATCGCACGGTTGCAAGCTGAGAATTCAGGTCAGCCAAAGACCGCTGAGTTTCACGCGTGGCCGCTGCAGCTTTTTTCCCGCCCTGTTCCATAGTGCGGTAGTAATCGGTTCCCATGCGGGACGCTCTGGCGATCTCTGACTGGAAAGAAGAAGAGTTCGCCGAAATTTTGATGATTAGCTCGCGCAGCGTTGCCATATTTCACCCATAAAAAAGCCCGCAGCCGCGGGCATCAAAGACTGGACATCCATTCTTCAAGTTCAGAGACTTCAGTGCCTTCTTCCTGCTCACCCCATTTCAGCATCACGTCAGGAATGGTGAATTTCCCGCCCTGAGAGTTCAGCATTGCAACGGAGATCTGCGCCGCCTGAGCATCGGCGCGCCAGTCACCAATCGGACTGATGCGGTCGAACTCGATCCACATTTTGAGCTCGCTGGCGGTCATGGTCTGGCGCAGTTCGTGGAGAGTGCGCCCCAACCGGAGCGCCAGCGACATCAGGAAGAAGGTCAGCGGCTGCTTTACGGCTTTCCCGCTTCTTCCTGGCTCATGCCGAGGTTGAGGGCCTGAGCCAGCAGGCGGGAGTGCACAGGACCATAAATTTTAGATACCTGCTCCTGATCCTCATCGCTGAATACTCGCTCGCCGTTTTCATCCAGCAGAACGTCAATAAACAGAACCACATCAGCCTCTTTGTTACGCAGAAACTTTTCCGCCTCCGTCAGCGTCGGTGCCTCTTCGCCATCGGCGAGCTGGGGATTAACGATCTCCCTGAATTTCACCCAGGCATCGCCAGAAGGTTCACGCAGCGTTACCTTTGCGCCATCCCATTCAGGGACCGTGATACCTTCTTTGGTGCGATAGGCTTTCGATGCTGTAAGCGCCACGTTGCGTAATGAATTCTGTGATGTTTTTTGCGCCATTTCATTTTTCTCTTGTTACATGGTCGAAGGGATAAAAAAAGCGGCCGAAGCCGCTCAAGAACCAGACGCGTGGATGCGTTTAGGTTTGCCGCGTACACGCAGAGAATAGGTAGCGCCAACAACGGAAGAGGTTGCAGCAGACCATGAGCTCTGGCGTACCTCCACCAGCACGTAGAAACCGTTGCCAGACGGGAATACCACGCGCAGCGCGCGCAGTTCGTCATTTTCGTAAGCGGTCTGCAGTGCCTCCTGTGCTGCTTCATCGCCAACCCAGTTACGGGTAATGCTCATTTCAGCAGGCGCGGCGAGGCCGTTGGTTTGCTCCTGTTCAGTTGAGCACAGCGTGGTTACGTCGATATCCCCTTTCTGCCCGCCGGTGAAGGTGATCTCCTTTGTTGCACAGGCTGCTTCCAGCCAGGTAACACCAGCCCCCGGGAAACCTGAGGCGTTAAAATCCTCGGCGGTTACGGGTGCGTCGGAGACGGCAAAGGTCATCCCCTTTGTGACTTCATACTTACTGGTCATGGTTTCTCCAGTTAAAAAAAAAGACCGCCGGAGCGGTCTGTTATGGTGGGTAAAGTTAAACGGTTACCTGAAATTCGAGCGTTGCCCGGTGATAGCGCAGATCAGGCTCATAGCCCGGCGTTTTCACAATGCTTTCCGGCTTCAGCACCTGCAGTGCATCAAGCGCCATATTCCTGATCGTGCGCGCTTCAGCGATGGTGCTGGAATAGACATCAACCTGCACAGAAACGGCAGATTCAGCCTGACCGCAAAGAACGTCTGCGGCCACGTCGGTAATAATCGAGAAAATTACCCAGGGCGGAGAGACTGAAGGCTTCCCGTCACTGCCGAGCGGCGCAACGTAGGGATAAACCTGCCCTCCGGCCAGCGGCGCCAGCAGAGGATAGAGATCGTCTTCCGTCATTTGCTTAATGCCTCGTCAATGGCCTGGTTCATGCGCCTGATTGCGACCTCCGTCGCCTGCTCCTGGCGTACATCGAACGCGGGACGAATGAAAGGGTGCGGCGGCATGTTAACGGTACCCATTTCGACGAATCGCCAGTAAAAGGCGTTTCTCGGGTTATTCGCCTTCATCGTGTTATCGCTGTTCCCGGTGCGCGGGTTAACACCACGAATGTGGACTCCGGAAGAAATTTCCCCGCGGCGGCGGCTTTTTTGGGTCACCACCACCACGTTTTTTTTCAGTTTCCCGGTCCGCACCGGAGCGCGGGCGATCACTTCTTCCTTAAGCACTTCGGCGCCAGCGCGCGTGGCATCACGCAGAACCTTGTTGTTTTCAGCGCGGCTAAGCGCCTCCAGATCCTTTGCGATGTCATTTAACCCGGAAAAATCGAGGCTCGTCTCAATCATTTTTCAGCTCCCGTTTTGCAAAGAATTTCCAGGCGAGTGCCGGTCGCATTTGCTACAGGAGGACCGATGATATTTAGCACCTGACCTTTATACGGGCCGCTGAGCACTTCCAGACGAGAAGAGGCATTCAGCTCTGACCTGAAGCGCATCCAGACGCGAATGGTTGCCTGCGCCGTTTCCGCGCCGCCTGAAAGCTGCTCTCTGCCGCTGATCCCCTTTACCTCAGCCGGGACCGGGTTGCCACCAGTCCACGATTCAACCGGCTGACCAGATGGATCGCGCGAAGTCGTGAAGGTGAGAATTTTTACCCTGTGCCTGAATCGTCCAGGTTCCATCAGGAGCCCTCCTCAGGTTCAGATTTACCGCGCCAGTTGCGATGGATGAACATCATGCGTTCGGCGGCAGCGTTCTCATATAGCTGAACTTCGCTTTGCGCGGTGCGGTGTTCAAACATGTCAGCAAAGACAAGGAGAACGGCGCCCTTAACGGCCGCAGGAATATCAGCTGCAACTTTCCATGCCGGTTCATCGCACCAGCGTATGCAGTAGTCAAAAGCCGCCTGCGCGTACAGGGTGATCAACTCGTCCCTGTCGTCTTCCTCAAACTCAATCTGCTGTTTGAACAGGCGGAGGCCAATTACATCGAGAACATCTATCGCCATACGTTAAAAGGGCGGGTTACCCCGCCCCCTCCATCATGAGCCAGAAGAGAAAGTGCCCTTGATGATGGCCGCCGGGCGATAGTGCGCCAGCGCCAGGCGTTCTTCGCACAGAATAGTCAGCATGTTTTTCACGAAGTTGTCGCGGTCGTCACGGCTGACTTCCACGGTGGCATTCATGCGATCCCAGACCTGAGAGGCCATATCGAAACCGCCCACCGTAAAGGTGCCGGCGGCCTGCGCCTTAGTCGGAACCACTGGCAAACCCCACATGATGTTGCTGGTAAACGCCTGAGGACCACCGAAGATATAGCGGCCTTCATTGTCTTTCAGCAGCGCGATGTTGTGCCAGTCCCGCGGGTTCAGGACAATACCGGAAGCGCTAAACTCAGACTCTGTCACCTGATAAATAGCGTGAGCGATAATGTCAGCGCGGGTGTCGCCGGTAGCATTCAGCGAGGTGTCGTAAGCGGTGGCCACTTTGTTCAACCCTTCGATGTTATCCCCGGTACCGTCACCGTTCAGCAGTTGACCTTCCTCCTTCAGCGCCAGGCCGTACATGAGGCGGTTGTTGACGTATGACTGCAGCATTGGCGCATCGTCCATAACCTGACGCGATGCCTGCACCCAGTGGGCGATCGTCTTCACGTTCGCGGTTTGCTTACTGAAGGTGATATCCGATTCGGGCTTCAGCGCTTTCTCGGCCACCACGTCGGCGTTATTGGTAAACACCTCTTCACGGACGTATTCCAGAGCGTTGCTGGAGATGCGGCCCTGCGCCAGCAGGTCACGAATGGTCAGACGGCGCAGTCCTGGCATGATGATGCCGGGGATCTGCATTGGCTGGATCAGCGAGCCTGCAGAGTCTGCATCACTGCCGAGAGACTTATTGAACGTCTTCGCATCGAAGGTGCCCTGTTTACCGTCCCATGACTTAATGAGCTCTTCAGCAGCTCGTTCAGAGAAGGATTTCTTCTCACCCGGATTATCAGCGCCGGATGCCAGTTTTTGTTCAAGATCGAAGAGGCGGGTACCGGATTTGGTCAGCTCTTCCTGCACTTTCGCAAGGTCGGACTGCAACTGCTTGGAAACCTGACCAGTGCTTTCGATTTCTGCTTTCTGCGCATCGAAAAGTTGAGACATTTTCTGCTGGGATTCTTCGATAGCTTTTTGAATGAGAGCGAGTTCAGACATAATTAATTACCTAAATTAGAAGGGAAAGATTTGATGCTCTGAAGCAGAGCGTTGATTTGTGCTTCGTTTCCGTCGCCCTCGGACTCGCTCCGAATCGCTGACTTAAACCGGGCTATTAGCCCTACTGCCTGTGATTTGGTGAGGCCGACTGAATCCCTCAGCCAGTTCTCAACATCACGGATCGTTTCAATGCCATCGACACTTTTCATGGCTGCGATGCCAGCCTGTTCGTTAGCGGGGAAAGTGCAGACGCTGATTTCGCGCAGAGCCTGGATATTCTTAAAAATTCGGCCTGTGGGAATGATGGTGTAATCGTCTTTCGCAACGGAAAAGCCAACCGACATACCCTCAACCGTACCGTGCTGCATTGCCGCTTTCAGGTCGGCGGCGCCGCTGTGCCCTGGCGTAAGTTGACCGCGCACATACAGGCCTTTTTCGTCTTCAGCCAGGCTGTCCCATTTGCCAACCGGCAGCTCCCACGTCTTGTGGTTGAAAAACATCGCCACTTTGCGGGTCTGGTTCGCCAGGGCGTTTTTAAACGCCCCGGGCAGAATGATGTCGCCATCGGAATCGGTGTTATTAAAAACAGAGGCATAGCCTTCAAAAATCCCCTGCTTACCGTCACCGGTGAATTTGATTTCTGTCTCGTCGAAGGACAGCGTTTTTACGATCTCAGGCATTACGGCCCCCATAAAAATTAAGCCCCGTTATTACGGGGCTCTTTGTTGGTTCCTAAATCGGTGATCGGCACGTATTGCGACTGGCGCATTGCCACATCGCCACCCGGTAATGGCGGGAGGTTGTCCGTTCGTCGCATCTCGTTGATGGTGCGTAGCCCTGCCTCACCCATTGCCTTCATAAAGGCAGCGCGGGATGCCGAATCGCCCCTCAGCAGGCCGTCGAGGTTGTGCTCAGCATGAATGCGGCCAACATCCTTAGCAGGAATAAGCCACCGCTGAATGCTATTTTCCCACCGGGAGATATAGGGCTGCAGGGTGTACTGCAGGAAGCCGAGATTCTGCTGCTCGATGCCCGATCCCCAGCTCGTTGATTTCTCGACGTCGCCGACAAGGTGAGGCGGTACGCCAAAGAATCGCGCCAGTTCACTTACCTGAAATTTTCGGGACGCCATCATTTCGGCATCCTGCGGCGTTACGCCAATTGCCGATGTGGAAAAGCCCGCTTCCAGAATCCAGAGGCGTTTTTTAACCGGACCGCCGGCGATCTCTTTGAAGTTCTCTTCGACCTGCGAGCGCTGCTGTTCAGTTAGCACTTTTTCACCGGTTGAGAGGATTTGCGGAGACTTGGCGCCGTTGGCAAAGAAATCTCGCTGCTGGTCCTCCATCGCAACTGCCACACCTGCCGATTTACAGGCAAAAGCAATGGGTGACAGGCCGACCAGCCCGGTAAATCCGAAGCCTTTAAGGTGAAAAATCTCTCTCTGCGAAAAGTCGGCGTATTCGCTGTCGCGTTGATAGCGATAAACCACTTTTTTTCCGACGAGTTTCACATCCATATTGGCAGACTGAAGCGGGAGAAGGCTGATCACGTCACCCGCGCTGTTGCGGTCCACCAGTGCATACGCGTTACCGTAGAAACAGAGCTGCATCGTCATGGCCTCCCTGAATTCCTGGGCGGTCATGTACTGATTAGGTGAGTAGCGCAGCAGTCGCGCCAGCGGATTGCTCAAACCCACTTTTTTGCGGTTGTCATTCTGGTCGGTTTCGAAGACATCAAGCGGTAAGCATGCCGTGAGCGTTGAAATCAGGCTCACGCAGCGCCAAACCGTCGAAATTTGCAGTATCCGTTCATCGTTAATGGATGAATCGCCCAGGTGTCCGTGGGCCGAAACAGGCCCCGTCTGTGAGCCCTGATTTGGGGTGACTAAACGCCCGCCGACAAACCAGGACTGCAGCCTTGCCCACCAGCCGTTATTGGTTCGCAGGTCAATCGTGTATTTAGGTTCTTCCATCACATGCTCAGCGGTCGGAAAATGAAGTCATCGAAGTCACCACCCTGTTCGGTAACTTCCCCATTAGCAGCACCAACGGACATTGTCATTGCGACCATGCCATCAATACGGCCTGTTGCTTTGGACTTATCGAGCTTGCGGTTGCCAGCAGCATCTTTCACCACCACCGCATTCACAGCACACATCGTTAATACTGGGTGCATGCCATGCCTCACGCGCCCGTTAAGCATCAGAGACTCCAGCGTGTCTACAGCTGGCCCCATATCCTTAAAGCCCTGGCCGAACTCGACCAGCGGGAGGCTCAACCCAATGGCATCGGCATCCTTCCTGAACTGGTCAATGCGCCAGCGGTCAAAAGCCATCGAAGTAAGGTCGAAATCACCGATAATTTCAGCGATATCCGCAACGACGAATGAGTAATCCACCGAAGCGCCTGGCGTGGTGCGCAGCAGCCCCTCTCTCACCCAAACGTCATAGGGTGCGCGGTCCGTTTTGGTTCGCTCTTCAAGAGTCTTTTGCGGTGTCCAGAAGAAGGGGAAAACATCCCAAACTCCATCATCTGCTTCACCAGCTATAACCAGCGCCGTTAAGTCGTTCCTGGCTGACAGATCCAGCCCCGCGTACCACTTCCTCGGGGTGTTAATCGGTATCTCTCCGCAAAGCTCCCACACGCTGCGGGAAATAAACGGCGATACGGTAGAAACGCGCTGATTGAGGTTGAGGTTTCGGAAGGTGTTTTCGAAGCTTGGCATTCGGCCAGCTTTCTCAGCCTGGCGCGCCATGTCTTTTTCTGACCTGAATGTGCCCAGCGCCGGGTTCGCGGCCAGCCAGGACTCGCGTTTACTGATATCAGCATCTTTTGGCGCTTCATAAACGTGGCACACGATGTGCGGGTCTTTCGATTTGACTGCATCATCAATCCATATGCTCAGCAGGTCGGCGTCATTTGCTGCCTGCGTACTGATAACAACCAGCAGCGGGTTCTCATGCGCCCCCTGCGCGGTAGTTATTGCATCGATAAAATCATCCTGTGGTCCCCTTACCTGCCCGGTTTCATCAAGAATGGCCAGAATGGGGGAAAGGCCGTGCGTCGTCTTACCTTCTGCGGATAAAGCCTTGTATTCGACGTTACACGGCAAACCAATCAGCTTTTTGCCGCTTGGCGTAATGTGAACAATCTCCTGCAGCTTAGGGTTCAGGTTGACCATCTTCACCGCGAGGTTAAAAACGATGGCCGCCTGTTCCCGGCTAAGTGCACCGCTGACAATCTGCGTGTTCTGAACCGCTTCAGGCCCCACCAGGTGAGCCAGGAGGATTCCAGCGATTAAGCCTGTTTTACCGTTTTTTCGGGCGATGCTGAGGATCGCCATATCCGTTCCGGCTGGATTGTCGTAAACCGCCAGGATGAAATCTTTCTGAAAGGGGTCCAACCGCATAGGCTGGCCGATAAGCTTGCCTTCCGGCACGATGCAAAAGCGCTCAATGAACGCTATTACACGCTCACCTCGCGTCATAGTCTTTTATCCGTGCCTGGGAAAGGCGATCAGGTTGTCGTCCTGGTCCTGATGCTCGGTTTTGGTATTTCGTGCATCACGATCATTCTGATTGCGTTTCTTCTGATCGCGGCTTTCGCCGTTGGTTGCGTGGGAATGGATCTGGAGGTCACGGCGCTGAGCCAAAATAGTTCGCTGCAGCTCAACAATTTGTTTGCGGAGGTCTTTGATAAGCCCTTCGTCGCGGCCCTCTCCGCGTGTTCGCTCTTCTTTGCGTAAATCCTTACGCAAAACCGTGATATAGAGCTGGTTATTTGCCAGTTCTACAGCGGCCAGAAGGTCGGCCGGCGTCCAGCTGTCCAGAGCTTTCGATCTGATATTGTCATGCCAGAATGGTTCGGCTTTTTTTTCCAAACCTGCATGGGACGGAGGATCGATGGTGTCCACTGCTGCATTTTTCATGGCCTGAACCGCTGCTGCCGAACTGTCGGAACGGGTTCGTTTATCTGCCATATGTCAACACCTTAAAACTAAAAAAAATCGGGTTAGCGTTAAAATCAAACTTTGGCGGCGGTCATTTGGAGCAAAGGTTTTGAAGATTTGATCCCCCCCCTGCCCTTGATGGGATTCATTATCACTTGTAATGATTGCATTTGAAACGATTTCACTCGTTCATTATCTGCTTTACTTCATCATGCCAAGAGGTCTGTTTATCTACCTGTTCGAGCTTCTGAGCGCATTTCCCGTACTCGGGCAATACATGCCCTGAGACGGTCAGTGTCGGTACGTTCTCGCCTACGGTATGGGAGAACTGGATAGACGTTACGCGCTTCATCTCTACACCATCAATCGCCAGCTGAACAAACTTACCATCGCGGTATTCAATGATGAGGTCTTTCATTACGTCCTCCAGTGAGACGCAGGATCGAGCGGGTAGCCGTTGGCATCACAGCCTATTACCGCGCCGCTCTTCTCCATTCTCTGTTTCGTTGAGTCGTGATGCGCTTTGCACAGTGGCTGCCAGTTATCTTTACTCCAGAACAGGAGCTGTGCTTTCGATATGGCCAGCGGGTTACCTGACTTAAGCGCATCTTTGAGTTTGTGGGGCTCGATATGGTCAACCACCGTTGCCGGGGTAATGCGCCCCTGCTGCTCGCACATCACACATAGTGGGTGCTGCTGCAGGAAACGCAGACGGGCCTTATCCCATCGGCTGCCATATACGCGGGGTTCTTTGTTCATGCCAGTCTCCATGCGCGGCGGCGTTCCGTCCTCGGCTCGTTGTCAGGGTGACGCTCAGCCGTCGGGAGGTCAGCGTGATCCACCAGCGAGTAACACGGATAAATCACCCGGCCACCGAATGCCTCACCGACGGCGTAATCAGCTGCCAGCGTTTTATTCCATGCGTTAAGCATGCGCGCCAGCCTGCCCTGAGGAGGGCTGTAACATACGCCGTGAATCAGTTTGCTAAGAACAAGGTAATCAGCGTTTACTCTGTCTGATTCCACCAGCATTCCGGCAATCTCTTTCTGATACTGCGGCGGTCGGCCGGTACCGAGATAGAAGCTCAGCATGTCGTCAGGGAAGCGCACCAGCCAGTCAGTTACCTTATCGGTGAACCCCTGCACAGGAAGCGCATCGTCTTCCAGCACCACTATCCGGCAAGGTTGCTCAGCAGCCCATTCGATAGCGCGGCGATGATTCCAGTTCGCGCCGTGGTCACCGTCATCAATAAGCAGATGAGCATCCAGCAGCGCGGCAAGTCGTTGCGCATGACCTATGCGAGAGTGATGGCCAACCACAACAAACTTCACTTGTGTTTCCACCATGCGGCCTCCTTACCGATACCATCAGTTTTGAAAACGGTATGTACCAGAGGGCCGGTGACCAGCCTGTCAGCGAATGACTGCGCGACAATACCGAACGCCAGCATGTCACCCACCGCGGCGCCAACCTGTTCTTTCTTCCAGAAACGATAACTCTCGATCCGGTAGTAAAGACGGATGATGCCGTGAGCGAACGCCATTACATCAGCGCGGGTGCCACCCAGCAGACCAGCGTTAAGCATCACATCGCCGCGGTGCGCTTCAATGAATTCCTGATAGATACGCTCAGGATGATTCTGTTTCGCCCAGGTGTCGGCGTATGTCTTCGGTTCAGAACCGACGTAAACATTCCCGGGCTGCATTTCTTCCCACGGCGCGCGAAGCATTTCGACATCGGTGCCATCAGTACACCAGACGAACCGGTATTCAGGATGATCTCGCAGGTGCTGCCAGATGTGCAGCCAGCGCCGGAAGTAGACATTCATCTTCACGTCAGGGACGCGATACAACTCAACGTCTGCCGGTGCCGTCTGCAGCTCATCCACCAGCGCAATACGGCCACAATTCCGAAGCGAGGCAGCCCACCTGGTCAGCATGTCTGATACGGCCGCCATTTTCGTACCGCGCTGCGGGTCTGGATGGCTGGTAAGCAACGTTGTGATTACCACATCGCGCTGAGATCGATATTCGGCATAGCCTGTATATCCTGAATCCCGGCGCTGCCCGTAAATTACAGCGTTCTTTTTATCGAGCGCTTCACGTTCAGGCCTCGGTATGCTGCGCGCGCCCTCTTCGTATTCATCCATTGAGTGAATCAGTTTTTCAGAGCCAACCACATCAGCAAACGCCCAGGACGTTAAGCCAGCGTTATAAATCCGAAGCGCCAAATCAGGATGCTCATACATGCCTCGACCGTATACCGGATCGAATCCGCCAACCTTCTCAATGGCGCTGCGGTGGTAGTACAGCATCACACCGCGCTGCCCGGTGTAAGCGATATGCTTATCATCCTGGTGCAGGACGGTCATATCGTTTATCTTTCGTGGACCATCCAGATCGAGAAACTGGTAAGCCAAGTGTGGCTCAGGTGATTCGATGTAAGGCAGGTGCCAGTTATCGGCAACCGGCCATGCGTCATCATCCCACAGGAAGAGATGCTCACATCCGGCGTCCACCAGCGCTTCGAGGCTTCGGTTTTTCGAGGCCACAATGCCGAGGGATGTTTCATTGCGAAGCAGCTGCACGCCGTCGGGAACGACTGCGGCAGGTTTTGAACCATCATCGATGACAACCACGAGCGCGCCGGACGGTAAAAATTGATGATGCTTCGCCAGTGCCCGCTTCAATACGTCAGGGCGATTATGCGTTGTGATTGCTATTCCTATGCGTGACACCGAATTGCAGACAGGCGCGTATGGGACACCATCGATAGTGACCTGCATAATTTCTCCAAAATAAAATGGTTCAGGACTCCTATCTGGACATCACTTTTGCTGACACCAAAATGATATAATCGCAGCTCATTTACACAAACCTTTAGAGGTAATTTCATGACAGATCTGCAGAAACGCATTGATGAACTCGAAAAAACTATTGAAGAGCTACTTTTAGATCAGCATGCAGCAAGAATTGCTATTACCACGATATCCACAGCTTGGAACTCCCTTGCCAAACAGCCTGGTATGCTTGGCGATAGCTACGATAAAGCTTTTAAATCAGCGCCGCCTGTGGAGTTTGAAAACCCAGTAAATGAAGGTTATGCAGAAGAGTTACATAAAAGAGTTGTAGCCCTACTTTCTAAATCTTAATCGAATCGTTTGGGCTACCTTTAAGTGGCCCTATTTCTAATGTCTCCCTTCCTCAATATCCCTAATCCCTGCCAGTTGGTTGTTACCCTTCTCTATCTCTGCAAGTAATGATTGAATCCAGAGAACGGCCTGACAATAGGTTATTGAGCTGGCGGCAGCGGTACTATCATCGGCTGCGTCAGTGTCCCCGGTATCGGGGTGCATTGCGCTGGCACGTAAACGGTTCGCGTAGTTGAGCATCCCACCAGCGACATTAGCAGGAACAGGCAGATCACAGGTTTTTTCACGGCGAAGAATCTCCCGGTATTCGATAACGGTCTTTTCGGTTCCGGCATCAATCAGCGAGTTCAGGCGACTGGCGTTCTCCGCTACCTGGTTAAACCGGTTGAAGTTGAACGCCTGGGTAGTTATCACCGTTGCCTGCAGTGCGTTATCGTTGCGCAGTATCCGGTTGTCACTCTCTGACGTGGTCAACGCTGCATTGCTGCGCGCCAGTAGTACACAGAGCACCGCGATGAAGATGATTGCTGCCATCCCAACAATAACGAGGCTTCTGTTCACCGGTCTATCCCCCAGCACGTCAGCGCGCTTTCCTGGTCTCGCCTTTCTACCTGCCCATAGCAGCCATTTTTCTGGCCTTTGGTCAGACGACAATCGCGGCCACCGTCTTTAATCCACCAGCGGATCGCTTCACAGGCTCCTTTACGGTCGCCAGCATTGATGCGCTTATAGAACGTCGACGGGAAACATTTTCCGGGGCCGATGTTATATGGGCAGAAAGAAGCGATACCCGCTTTCTGTGGTTCGGTCAGTGGTACTTTGATATTTCGGTCAACCCACGCCAGCGCTTTATCGCGTTCAATGGCGTTTACCTGGGCGCATTTCTCAGCTGACAGCTTCATACCCTGAACCACTGGCTTACCATCAACCATCGTGGCGCCACGGCAAATAGTCCAGAGTCCACCGCCGTCACGATACGCCTGCTCGCTATTACCCTCCTTCTCATCCAGAAACTGATCGAGAATCACGGGCGCGGAAGCCCCGGCAAGAATCAAACCAACGACCGCTGCACTCAGTTTATTCCTCAGCTTTTGTGGCATAGCCATTGCGCCGATCCTCCCGTTCTTTCCAGCGGAAATACCAGTTCACTGCACAGGTGATTACCGTGCATGCGATACCGACAATAATTGCCCAGTCGCTCAGGCTTAACCCTGCAATTCTGTCGGCCAACATCCAGGACACCTCTTTTGCTGTTTTAGCTGTTTCGGCATATGCCTTCGCTGATACACCGCAGCCGGTCAGCGTGGTACCTGTTCCATATGAAAGTCTGCTGTAAATGGTGCTCATTCTGGTCATAGCCTCACCTCCGATTTTTCGGATGGCGCTGTGTGTGATGAAAGGATCAGGCTTCACGGGCTGGATTTACCAACAAAGCACGTAGTGGATGATTCCCGTGAGCCTGAAATAAAAATCCCCGGCAGTTGCCAGGGATTGAGAAGTGATTAGTGATAATGGATGCCCCAGTATCAAAATTCCTGATATGACGATTTTAAAGCTTCACACCATTGTCTTAACGTTGATGCTCGCCTCTTCTTAGTTTTGTTACTAAGGGATAGGCATTTTTCGAGTAAGAAGGCTTCGGCCGTACTAGGATCTAGCTCCGAAAGATTCTTAACTTGACTCCAGGTTATCCAAGCCCATCCGCAATGGCTTGACTCAAAACTACGAGCTGCGATTCTCAGTCGCTTATCATTATCAGATTCAGCGACCTGTTGACCCAAGGCAGAGACAGAGCCATTACTATTAAGGAATCCAAGAATCTTGGCTGCATGGATGTAGTACTGGATATGCCGTTCATCCAGGCCGGTGCTAAATCTATCAAGGTGTTTATCTTTCCATTTCAACTCAACAATTTTAAATACTTGTTCAATTAAGTTTGCCTGAGGAACCTGATAACCACCAACTACTTGAGCTGACATTTTTGCTAGCGAAGCATTATAAAACTCAGCGTCTGTTTTACGGACTACAAGAACTAATTCGTCAGTTACATTACTCTTAAGTTCAAAGCTGGAGCTTGTTTCAACAACACTCTCAAACAATGCAGAAAGCATCTGAACATCAATATTTTTTCTTTCAATGAAATCAACAAGATTACCTCTTGCCAATATCAAGTCATTCAACTCTTTAAGCAACGGCTCAATTTGTTGCATTTTCTCTGCTTGAAAAGACAGAACAAATGAGCCGGGGCGCCCAGACACAGGCCTCATTAGGTCTTTTTCATCAAGAGAACTCAAAATTGATGAATATAAATCATTAAAACACTCAAAGAGTTTAGATACGCCTTTTAACACTAGCGGTTCAGTTGATGTCGCTGTTTTTTCCACATGAATTTCATGTGTTGAAAACTCTATGCTTGGACCAAGCTTTCCAGTAGCTAGCATCGGGATAACGGAACTAATGTAGAGGCCAACTCTTGGCAATTTGATGGCTTGCGCCATATCAGCTGCACTTAGCTTGGTGAATACAGGTTCAACACTCGAATCATAAGGAATATTTATTTGATAGCAAAACTTCTGCTCTTGGTATGCAAGTATGCTATTAATGTCTAATCTCTTGCGCTCGAGGTACTCTAATCTAGTTTTTGAAACAGGAAGAATGATCCATTTATCAAACTCATCCTCATCACCAATCCAATAAACAACAAACAAACTATCAACTTCGTTTGCTACAGAAAAAAGTTTTGGCCCCTCAAAAAACTCGTATACATTTTTTATATAGAGAGTACCTAAGAGAGTATCCTGAAGAAAAATGTTGCTCATTTCACAAGCCCTCTAATACAAGAGAATTTTTTATGGATTTCGGCATCTTTACCAATCCAAATGGTGAAATGGGTTGAATCAGGAGCGCCAGTTTTCAACATAACCCCATCAGCACTTTCAAGGGTACCTTTCGCAATAAAGCGTTCACCAACTCCCTCAGGAAACTTATCAAACGCATTTACTAACGATTGTTCCTCTGTATAAACAGATACGCCATAACAGCATTTCAAAGAAAGTCCTTTGAATCGCCCCATTCTCTTAGGGTTTTCATCCCGCATATTGAGAAAGCAATCTTTTCCTGGTGGCTTAGCTTTCGTTAAACGATAAAACTCTCCAGAAGCATCTATTGCTTCTTTAGGCGGCACACCGGAAGGAAAGTAGTCAGGAAAAGTCACTTGGGTGGACTGCGTTACTGTTTGTTGTGTAGTTTTAGACATATTTACAACCCATTAACTTACTATGAAAACTGCCAAAGTAAGAAATGGTTAACGCGCGATCCTTGGCATCCAATTGAATATAACAAACAAATTTTTGTCTCTTTATACTCAAATGGAATATAAAATCCATTTTTGATGCAAATGAATTGCTAATCGCATATATAGGAAAATCCGTGCCGAGAAACACAACATTTATGAAAAATCAATTTTCAAATAACAAACCCGCACTGAGGCGGGCTTGATGTCGTGTAGGCGTAATATCCCACGATGGAAAGCATACAGGACAGTTTTATGCAAAGTCAACACCAACGTGCAAAAAAGAGTCGCCATTTGCTCCGATCGCATCAATAAGTTGTTGCTTTCTCAAATTCTGATGATGCATGACGCTCTCCTTTGTGCAGCACATCAATCAGCATTTCATAGAATGGCTTCCAGTTACGAGACCATGAGGACTGATGGAGATCCGGCAGACGTTTAAGGATAGCCCGGTGAACGGTCGCAGATGACACTCTGGAATACCCCTCGCCGCTGCAACGCTCACACGTTTTGAAAACTGGTGCGCCGCAGTCTTTTGTCGCGATGCGGTCCAGTACCTCGCCCTTTCCGCCACAACGGCAGCGGGCGCTGATTGTTCCTTTGCCTTCGCAACTATCACAGACGGTCGGTACAACCTCTGTTGCCTCAGTCCAGTGCTCCCAGTCAGACGGACGAACGGCACGAGATCGGTTAGCCCAATATGGTGCTTTACCCCATGGGTACGAAACTTTGCGGGTACTCTGCTCGTGGTTTGTTCGCCCGGTACCGCTGCAGATGTGACACGTCACGCTGGTTTCTGCTGAACGGGAGTATTCAGCAAAGGCAAATTGCGCCAGCATCAGCATGCACCATCCGAACTCACCACCGGCAACTTTGCGCACGTTCTTTGGTGCTGCCTCCATCGCATGTCGTGCCAGCGCCTGAACTGCGAGCTGTTCATCCGTCTTGCTGATACCAGCCTTTCCGAAGAAAGCGGCCAGGCCGAAGCGCGCACGGCTGCTGGTGGTGCCAATCGCCGCCATTACATCTGTTCCTGTAAGGCGGTCCGGAGAGGTTCCTTTCACGTCGTCGCTAATGTGCATTCCCTGAGGACTAAAATGTTTGAGTGATGCTTCCAGTTTCATGCGGCCACCTGCTGTTTTTTATAGAAAACCAGCTCACGAACCTGATCGCCGTTCATGAGCATATTGTTGAAATCATCGTGATCCGGCCAGTAAACACTCACGCGCTGCAGGTCATTTTTAGCCACCAGATTTGCGTGAGCGCATTCGCAGGCAGCAGCTAAACCCGTAGCGCTTGTCTCGTCGCGGTCAGCAAAAATAATCAGATGCTTAACGCCTGCAGGGACCCGGAATTTCTTCATAAAATTGGCGGTCATGGTCGCCCAGGTATTCACTTTGTAAATCTGGTGTGCAGACAGCGCAGTTTCGATACCTTCAGCGATGCCAAGTGTGCTGGCGACCGGAAACATACGGATAGCGACCGAACGAGCGTGATCAAGATAGTTATCTTCCTGCAGCGATTTCTGCCGCTTGGCGCTGGCCCCGATGTCAGCCTTCTTTGCACCATCCAATAACGTCTGATGGAGGTAACACAGCTCCCCTTTATCGTCTGTTGCCAGTGAATAAATAGACTGGTACACCCGCCCGTTATGCCGTTGCTTGGGGTTGAGTCGCACGGCCTCAGCCGGAAGCTGATAAATACCGCGTGAATTCAGGTATTCAGCGCCGGATGTACCGCGCAGAGGAGACATTTTTGCAAAGTTGTTGAGTACCTTTCTCCGCAGCTTGGAAGCGTCGCTAGTCTCGGGAACTTTGTCACGTCTGAACGTATTGCCGATCAGTGCATCGATTTCGCGGCAAACCTCGTTGAATGGTTTGCCCTGGGTTTCGGTAACCAGCTTAAGCCCGTCACCGCTGCCACAGGTGCAGATCCATGTTCCCGCGCCGTCGCGGTTATCGATGCGGAACTTTCCAATCGAATCACACAGTGGGCACTTCCCCTTAAAGTGATTTTTACCGGTGATCGGCGGCAGTCCGTAATGTTCAAAAATCATGGCCCAATGGCCTTTTGCTGCTTCTACCGTTTTCATGCTCGTTTTCCTAACTGCTGTCTGATATCACTGACGCGATTAAGCGCCTGCTGAATTCTTTCCTGGGTAGGCTGCTCTTCTGCCTGTGCCTGCTGGCGCTGCTGAGCTTCGATTCGTTTAGCGAAGCTGATCCGCTTGTGCTTAATGAAGTTTGAGACTGTCGGAGTGATGTCCATCGGGTAATCGCTCAGGCCGTTCGGCCATACGCCAAAACGTTCGCGGAAGGTGTGAGAACACCAGGCATCGCTGACAGGCTTTTTCCCCAGCGATACGCGCTGGCGTTGATAGAATTTGATCTGACTCCACCAGGCTTGTTTCTCTTCCTTCGTCGGCTGGCGCTGCTCGCCCCCAAGTTTTTTGAGTTTTCGCCCGGTGTCGGTATCAATGTCCTCACCGGCCAGCGGCTTGTGGCCACATTTAGGGCAGACATAGACGCCAGCAGGCTTCATGAAGTGGCATTGTGAGCATTCGTGAGGCAGCTTTTCTGCTCGTTCCTCAGCCGCGCGGCGCGCGCCCTCCTCCATCCCGTCTGATTTACCCGGAAGATCGTCATATTCGATAGAGTCCGGATAACCCAGGCGGTGCACGGTGCCGCTGTGATCGAAGATGAGGCAGGACTCTTTACCCGGTGCGGTGCGCAAGCCACGCCCGAGCGCCTGCAGCCAGCGAATTTCGCTCTTTGTTGGCCTGGCGTAGATGATGCAGCGAACATCGCTGTCGAACCCGGCAACCAACACGCCCACACTGACGATGATTTTTGTGGCGCCAGTTTCGAAGCGATGAATGATGGTTTGGCGTTCTTCCGCAGGCGTTTCTGCAGTCATAACCTCTGCATTTACGCCAGCCTGGTTAAACTGAATAGTCAGAAAATTAGCGTGGTCTACGTTGACGCAGAACGCGATTGTCGGCAGATCCCGGCCGTTCTCCAGCCAGTTTTGGACGATATCGCCCACCAGCGTTGAACCGCACATGATCTCCGCCAGCTGCGCCTCGTTGTAGTCGGTACCGTACTGCAGGGAGGGAGAGGTTTTAACCCCTTTCAGATCCGGCTTTGTGGGCGCGTAAAATTCGTATTTGCTCAGGTCGCCGCGCTGGATCAGCTCGCCGATGGTGGTTGGCTTAATCAGTCGGTCATAGTATTTGCCCAGGAACGGGGAAAACGGTGTACCCGACAGGCCGATCACTTTCACGCCTTTTTCACGCAGGCGTTCGATATCCTGCAGGATGCGTTTTTTGCGCAGGTGCGCTTCGTCAATAATCAGCAGATCGATATTGTCAGGGAACACGCGACGAATAAGCGTATCAGCGCTGGCGATTTGTATTTTGAGGGTAGGATCGTAGTTTGGGTGATCCGCCCAGACATAGCCGATTTCATCACCCGGCAACCCATACTCCACAAAACGGTTTGCTGTTTGGGTAATGAGGATCTGGTAAGGCGCGCAAAACATCACCCGCATGCCACGACTGACGAACCCCGCAACGATGAAGGCGGCCAGTCCTGTTTTACCGCTGCCCGTCGGCGAGTACACCATGAAGGTTTCCGTATCCTTCCAGTTACGGCGCAGCTGGTTAAGTGCTCGTTCCTGTGCAAAATTCGGTGTGATCGTCAGCTGCATTGTGCGGACCCCGCGGTGATGAGATAATAATTCTGTGATGTGGTTTTCATGGATTCCCCCTCACATGGCTGGTGGCCTCCCCAAAGGCTGCCAGCCTCCCTTCTGATTCAGCTCCCCTGAAAAATCACTCTTCCAGAAAGAACCCTTTTTGTTTCTCAGCGTCTGAGCGCCTTGTACTACCTTGCTGATACAGGCATTTTTTTAATTACGCCCTTAAGACAGTGATCTACTTAACCAATGGATCTCTCCTGTTGGAAAAGACCCTATTCCTACCCCTACACCCAATCCCCCTTACCCCCCCCCTCCCTCTTCCCCATAAAAAACGTACTTCTTACCTAGTACACATGAGGAGGAGGGTCAGTTGGTTGCCAACCTGAACAGGCACCTCTAAGCCTGTTCTTGTCCGGGTACCTTTAAACCCGCAACAATCAGGAACGCGCTGGCGTTCCGGCCAGGGGAGGTTCGGCGGTATACCCCTGTAAAGCCCTGCCGTGATTTCTCACAAACAGACGAAGCCGCATATTTGCTTCATGCCTTGCTCGGTTCTCCTTGCGGTATGAAACGGGCTCGGCTTCGAACGATTCCTGATACACAGCTGCATAACGCTGAATGGCTTTTTGTCGTGCTGCTGGCGCCAGGCTCAGTAACTGCTGCTTGATCCATTCCTCATCTGCAGATGCGTAAACAGATGGGAGCAGACCGTGATCAGGCCTCATCCCGTGCAACATCATCTGAAAATACCTCGTCCAAACTTGTATTCAGGCCAAGCTGTTTAAACGCGCTGACGATCCGTTTTCCGACTGCAACATCAGGAATTCTTCTTCCTGTTTCGTAGTGGCTAACTGCCCCCTGAGAGCTATCAATCAGCGCGGCCAGCTCTCCCTGAGTTACCTTTGCTTTGCGTCTAAGGCTCTTGATTCCACTCATTCGATTAGTCCCGCATAAATAATACATAACGTACTATACACACTTACGAGAATAATACAAAATGGAAGTTGCTCACTAAATACGGAATGTAATAATCATGGCTATGAAACAGAGATGGCAGGACCTGGCCAAAACCAGGATGAAAGAAGTCGGCATGACTCAAGAACAGCTGGCAGAGGCGCTCGGCATAACGCAGGGCGGGCTCGGTCATTGGTTAAATGCCAGACGTGAACCGAACCTAGAGGTTATAGCGAAGATTTTTAACATATTGAAAATGCCCGGCTTCGTAGTAAACGCTGACGGCACGGTCAGTGACTCAAGAGCCGATCACAATGTAAGCTTTAATAGCATTAACGAATCCAAAGGAAGTTACCCAGTTATAAGCTGGGTTAGCGCTGGAGACTGGATGGAAGCAGTAGAACCGTATCACCGTAGAGCGATAGATCGCTGGTATGACACCACCGTTGAATGTTCTGAGGATTCTTTCTGGTTAGATGTCAGAGGCGATTCTATGACATCACCAGCAGGGCTGAGCATACCGGAAGGGATGGTGATACTTGTCGATCCCCAAGTGGAAGCCATCAACGGAAAACTGGTTGTAGCGAAACTTGACGGTGACAATGAAGCTACATTCAAAAAGCTTGTTATCGATGCCGGTCAAAGATTTCTCAAACCCCTGAATCCCCAATACCCAATAATCCCAATCAATGGCAACTGCCGTATTATAGGTGTTGTGGTCGACGCAAAAATCACCAACCTCCCGTAAATTGGCCGCGAAAGCGGCTTTTTTTTGCCTCCAACACCCTCCTTTCAACTAAAAAACCTTGAAAAACAAAACGATGTAAAATAATACACTCAAATACTCCATTTTGTATTGATCTTATTTAATACGTTATGTATTGTTTATGCATTGGCGGATTAATGGAGTGCAAAAAATGAGTACAGAGAAATTTTTTCAACTTGTAGATATACCCGATTACCGTTTCTCTTCTGATAAAGAGAAATGTCAAAACATTGATTTCGACAAAATTGCTACTGACTGCGATACGAAAACAATCTCTATTTTAGAAGCCATTAATCATATAGGGATTAGCATAATGAGTGAGGCTGAAGAAAAGAGCTTGGATAAAAACAAAATAATAATGCTTTCTGGTGTGATTGCAGACCTCGCAGAATTAGCAATGGCTACCAATAAAATAGCTAACTCAGCAACATATTCCTCCGGTTATAAGGATGCAAAAAATGTCTGATATCACTTTACAAAAAGCGGCATCAAAGGCTTACCAGGCTGAGATTGTTGCGAGGATGCTTGAGAACTGCCCTCATAAACTGACAGATTCAGATGTGGAATCCGTCGCATCACTTTTGGCGGATCTCATTGGACCGGTTGCGGCTTACCTTATTGAGCAAGAATCGAAAAACCCGGCTTAAAAATTAATTAGTCATTTTAATTACAGGAATAATCCTGGGGATTCCTGCAATCAAATTAAGGGTAACCATGATTAATCGGCAAGCATTTAAAACAGCTCAGTTATTTGTCTCATTCGGTTATTGGGCTATAGCCATGCTTTATTTAAAAAAGGCTTACGGTAAATAAAATGAATAATTTAATTAATACTTATCGACGCAGAATTTTAAAGGCAGCGTTATTACGCCACCAGCGTAAAACAGGCAGTAACTGCCTTGTTATTAAGCTCAATAAAGGCGGTATTAACACGGTCGAGTTAACCGAGATTCTTCTCGATGGATTATTACGAAAATTCGAAAGGCTTGCGATCAGTGAGTACGGGAATGTCGAAGGTGTAAAAGCTATTAAGGGAATTTACAGCAGCGCTGTTGATGTTAATGGCAGCGGTGAATTCCTTACGGATAGCGGGAAGGAATTAATCGACGAGCTCATTTCTGAGTTGGTTGAGTTCATCAAAAAGCAGAAACCAGTTAATGCGGAGATCGGCAATGGCTAACCAACAAACAATGCTCTATCAGGGTGTGCTGATCCCCAGCCCCGTGTTGAACGTGGATCTGCATGTCCTCCCTGATTTTACCGGGCGGGTAGTCCTGCACATCGAGAACGGGAGGGTGATATGTGACCGCCAGCTGTTCGACGACGAGCATATTTGCTCACTGGCCACGTTTATCGAAATGGCGCGCGAAATGGAGCTCAGATTTGAGGAGGTAGCTGGTGGCACTGACAGCGATACGAATTCCTGAGTGGGTTCACCTCAAAGCAGCACACGTTTTAAGCCAGTTCAGAGCAAGGCGCATTCACCCCTGCCGTATGCACGGCTCCGGTAATTTGAGCCTCAAGGTTAATCACCGCTGGCGGCTACTTTCCCGCGATGGCGGAAAGAACTGGGAAGTAATGAGTCACGAACGATACAGCAAAGTTAAGTACCGGAAATGAACGATAAACGCACCGTAAGCATGATTGACCTGGCATTACAGAAACACGATACGCCAGTTGGCCCACTGTTCGTGGCAGTACGTCACGGTCGTATCAAAAAATGCTTCACGCGAGATACGGCGATCCGCTATCTGGCTTTCTTCATGACCACCGAGGCTTTTGAGCGTTCAGGTTTTCCGCAGCGTCACCCGCAGGTGCGTATTGATCGCGATGACAGGGAGGTATGGCGAGACGGGGAAACAAAGGCTGAGTATCTGGCCGCCCACCAGCGCTGTGTACGCCGTTTGCGGCGCATCCTGGCACGCAAGCGCGCAATGGAAAAATGGTGCGAGAAATGGGATGCGATGCATGACCGTTTCGTTAAAGACGTCGATGCACTGCAGGCCATAAAACCAGAAGGAGTGCATTGATGGTTGATTCAGTCTTTACCCCGGAGCCGACATCAACCGGCATCCGTTTTGGTAACCGGGTCATTGGCTATTCAGTTGCGGTTCGCCAACTCGACAACGGTAACTACGACAAACGAATTCCTGATGGATTAGATCTGCTGGCTTGCATCATGGAAGCGATTGAAAGCGGCTGGTTTGCCCCGGGCATCGAGAAAGAAATCATTATTTGGCGCTGGGTGCTTGTTGCCGTCTTCATTACCGAGGAGCAGGCAAAGAACGGCACTGTTGAGGTTGCCAACGATTCTGGAGGGTTTGACACCGCAGTTATCTACTCAGGACAGCACGGTTCAATCAGTGTTTATCCTGCGCCAGAGCGGTTCGCACTCGCAAGCCATGTGGAAGGGTTAGCCATTGAGAAATACGGTAAGGAACTCGGCCAGCAGATGGCGCTGCGCATGTACCGGGACATGTTAGATACGGACGCTGAGAACGGGCTTCGACTCTCAAAAATGGGGCGGGAAGGTTTTAATCTCCTGCATGACAGCTTCATTGAACAAATACAGAAAGAAGGTATGCCTGACATGCCGGTTATGCACTGAGGAGGACGAAAATGAACACTGTAACGATCAATAACAAACAGCTGCCGGCAGTCGAATATCGCGGTCAGCGCGTTGTGACCCTGGCGATGATTGATGAAGTTCACCAGCGACCTGACGGAACTGCTGGACGTAATTTCCGAGAAAACAAGTCTCGACTTATTGAAGGAGAAGACTACTTCGAATTAGGTTCCGACGAAATTCGTCGACACCTGCCTGACGGTACTTTCTCCAAGTTTGCAGCATCAGGAATTGTACTGGTCGAATCCGGTTATCTGATGTTGGTGAAATCCTTTACCGACGATCTGGCCTGGCAGGTTCAGCGCGAACTGGTTAACAGCTATTTCCGCACTCGCGCGCCGCTGACGGAAATCGAGATGATCGCCGCAATGGCCGCCGATGCCGTTCGCCAGCAGAAGCGCCTGAATCATGTTGAAGAGCAGATCGAAACGGTCACAGAAGCTGTGGAGAACATCAAACTCGGGACCATGCGCGCCGGATATGTTGGTTACCGCCAGGTGGTAGCTAAAAGCGGAATGAGTGACGCCAAGTGCCGGAATTTGGTCAATGCCTACCGCATCCCGACAGACACGCACGAATTTATGACTCCAGACGGGCTTTTGTCACGTAGGGCTATCGTCGAACTGGAGCCGTTTATGTCCGCGTTTAGCCAGATGATGTCAGAAGCTGAACCGCGCGGCACCCGCTGGTATCACCCTAAAATGGGCCCGTTCCAGGCGATTGGGTGGGAGGGTTAAGAATGCACAAATTCTTCGTGGTGACAGACAACCTGAACACTATCAGCGATTGCCTGCAGCAGCTTGTTAACGCAGAAGAAGCACAGCTCAGTATTGAAGAGCAACTGGCGAGATCGAACAGCAGTAGTGACTGGAGTACATGGCGCAAAAAGGCAGAAAACGCGCTGCGGATGATTAAAGGGAAGCGTCGAATCATCACAGCCCGTCTGGCGGTCCTGCGTCATGAGGAAAAAGAGCGCAACCTGGAGCTGCACCAGCAGCACAACGACTTCCTGGTTCAGGCTCTGCGCGAAATTGTAACGCCCTCCTCTTTTGCGCGTTGCGTGCGTCTGGCTAAAGAGAAAATGGAGGAGATCCATGCAAACCAGTGCTGAAATCGTTCTTCTGGTGCCGAATGACTGGGTTAGCGAAAAGGTTCTGATTGCGGTTACCGGGCTCAAGCCCGGGACCATCACCCGCGCCAGAAAAGAATCCTGGATGCTGGGCCGCGAGTACCTGCACATTTCACCAGATGGTAATCCCAAGCCTTCGAGCGAATGCATGTACAACAGGAAAGCCGTTGATCAGTGGATCGAGGCGCAGAAAAAAAATCAACCAGGTGCGAAGACAGCATGAAAAGCAGTACACTCGTCCACGCTCCTGGACGTCAGGAGGGATCAATGGCTAATGCATCATACCCAACAGGCGTCGAAAACCACGGCGGTTCGCTCCGTATCTGGTTTCTGTATAAAGGTAAACGTGTCAGGGAAAACCTCGGTGTCCCTGACACTGCAAAAAATCGCAAGATAGCTGGTGAGCTGCGTTCTTCGGTTTGTTTTGCGATAAGGATGGGGAATTTTAACTATGCAGAAAAATTCCCAAACTCACCGAACCTTGCACGGTTCGGTCAGGATAGAAAGGAAATTACTGTGCTGGAGCTTACCGAAAGATGGTCAGAACTGAAGAGAATGGAGATCAGCTCTAATACCATGAGTAGGTACGAATCCATCATAAAAAACATGCTTCCGCGCATCGGCGAACATAAAATGGTTTCTGCGGTTACCACTGAAGATTTGCTGTATGTCAGGAAAGAGTTGCTGACGGGCTTCCATGTAATGAAGAAGGATCACCGGACCCAGGTAAAAGGCCGGAAGTCTTCCACGGTGAATAATTACATGATGCTGATGGCCGAGATCTTCCAGTTTGGAGCTGATAACGGCTACGCAAAGGAAAACCCGTTTAGCGGAATTAACCGTCTCAGGAAGGCAAAAGACGAACCAGATCCACTCACGACAGACGAGTTCATCAGGTTCATTCAGGCATGCGGCCACCAGCAGATGCGAAATCTCTGGACCGTCGCCGTTTATACCGGAATGAGGCATGGGGAATTATGTGGTCTTGCATGGGAAGACATCGATCTCACCGCGGGAACCATTACGGTTAAGCGTAACCTTACCCAAACGTATGAGTTCACCCTACCAAAAACCGAGGCAGGCACTGACAGGGTGATTTATCTCATACAACCAGCTATTGATGCCCTCAGGAATCAGGCCCAACTGACGCGCCTTGGCCGGCAGCATGAGGTTGAAGTGAATTTGCGTGAATATGGCCAGTCAGTCATACATCCATGCACTTTCGTTTTCAGCCCTCAATGCGTCAAGCGTGGGTCCCGAAGAGGATATCATTATGCGGTTAATTCGATTAATAAAATTTGGGCCCCGATAATCAAGCGCGCTGGCATTCGTTACCGCAACGCTTACCAGTCACGGCATACCTATGCGTGCTGGTCATTATCAGCTGGTGCGAACCCAAACTTTATAGCAACTCAAATGGGGCATACCGATGCACAGATGGTTTACAAGGTGTATGGAAAGTGGATGTCAGAGAAGAGCGGCGAACAGGTTACTCTGCTCAACAAGGCGCTTTCACACATTGCCCCATCGCTGCCCCAAAGCATGATAGTAGCGCAGTAGAAAACCTTAAATTCAAGTGGTTAGCAGCCCTGTTGCTACATTTTTATAACACGTGGCACGAATTGCCCTCGACCAGAAAGAGAGCTTATGGTGTGATCGGGGTTCAATAAATCGCTAAACAGGGTATACTCCAGCGGTTTTCTTAGTTGTTTATTGTACTAAACGCTCCCGTGAGAGGATGCTACTGCGCACCTATGACACAATTCGCTTCTCCTGTTCTGCACTCGCTGCTGGATACAGACGCTTATAAGTTGCATATGCAGCAAGCCGTTTTTCACCACTACTATGACGTACAAGTAGCGGCTGAATTTCGTTGCCGTGGCGATGACCTGCTCGGTATTTATGCCGATTCTATTCGTGAGCAGGTGAATGCTATGCAGCACCTGCGACTGCAGGAGGATGAGTACCAGTGGCTCTCCGGCCTGCCTTTCTTTAAAGCTGATTACCTCACCTGGTTACGTGATTTCCGCTATAACCCGGAACAGGTTTGCGTCACCAATGATAACGGTAAGCTAAACATCCGCTTAACCGGTCCGTGGCGTGAAGTGATCATGTGGGAAGTCCCGCTGTTAGCGGTGATTAGCGAACTGGTACACCGTTACCGCTCACCTGAATCAGGCGTCCCGCAGGCACTCGATGAGCTGGAAAGCAAACTAGTAGAATTCTCTGCTTTAACGAAAGATGTCGATATGTCCCGCTTCCATTTGATGGATTTCGGTACGCGTCGTCGTTTTTCGCGCGAAGTACAGCAGGCTATCGTTAAACGCCTGCAGCAAGAGCCCTGGTTTGTCGGCACCAGTAACTACGATCTGGCCCGCCGTCTGTCATTAACCCCAATGGGTACGCAGGCGCATGAGTGGTTCCAGGCTCATCAGCAAATCAGTCCTGAACTTGCCACCAGCCAACGTGTTGCCCTGGCCGCTTGGTTAAATGAGTATCCTGATCAACTCGGCATTGCATTGACCGATTGCATCACCATGGACGCATTTTTACGCGACTTTGGCGTTGAGTTTGCGACCCGCTACCAGGGATTACGCCATGACTCAGGCGATCCGGTGGAATGGGGTGAAAAAGCCATCGCCCATTATGAAAAACTGGGTATTGATCCGCTGAGCAAAACGCTGGTCTTTTCAGATAACCTCGATCTGAAAAAAGCGATTGAACTCTACCGCCACTTCTCTTCCCGCGTACAGTTGAGTTTTGGTATTGGGACACGGCTAACATGCGACATTCCACAGGTTAAGCCGCTTAATATCGTAATTAAGCTGGTGGAATGTAACGGCAAACCAGTGGCGAAGTTATCTGACAGCCCGGGTAAAACCATCTGCCACGATAAAGCATTTGTTCGTGCACTGCGCAAAGCCTTCGATCTCCCGCATATTAAAAAAGCCAGTTAA